GCGAGGACGCGCCCGCGTCGGACCCGATGGCGCTCTCGCAAGTCCTCGTGGAGGCGACAGCCTTCATTGAGTCATCCGTAGGCCGCCGCCTGGCACCCTTCAGCAACTTGACGGAATCGCACAGGCTTTTCGGGATCGACCCCAACGAGTACGGGGCATCATCCGACAGCCCGCTCGACATCTATGGATCGTTGGGCTTGTCTCAGGCGGCGGCCTACCAGACCGACAACCTCGTGCGGAAGTTCTGGGTGGACCAGACGGCCCCGCACTACGCCGACTTGTGGACCTACTCGGTGAACTCGATCACCTTGGAGCTCACGTTCGGGTCGAAGATCCAGGTCGACCCGAGTTCCGTCGAAGGCGGGGCACCGCACCCGGACACCGGCGAATGCCGTATGCGCCTCGGTACCTTTTGCCCAGAAGGCACGAACGCCGTCATCAACTACTCGGGCGGTTACACCATCGCCATCCCCGCTGACCTGCAACGGCTCTGCCGCTACGTGGCCGCCAAGATGATCATCCTCGATATGGAGCCCCAGTCTCGCAAGGAAATGAACCTCGACGAGATCGAGCTGCAGATAACGGCGATGCTCTCGAACTGGGCGAAAAGTTAGATGAGCGTCGGCTACGAACCCCTTGATGGCGGCGCGGCCCTCCAGGACCTTCTCAGTGGCATGGCGGACAGGGCCTCCAACTGGGTGCTCGCCTTCGACGCCATCGTCGAGTCCTTCCATTCGATCGAGGCGCGCCGCTTCGCCGACAACGGCCCGGGTTGGGCGCCGCTGGCTGAGTCCACCATCTCCATGACGGGATCCTGGGCGCGCCAGAACACCAACTACGACCAGATCCTTGTCGACACGGGCGTCCTGCAGGCCTCTCTCGCCGGCGGCGAAGGCTTCGACACGGAATGGACCCCGTTCTCGGTCGCCATGATGACCACCGTCCCTTATGCCCACTGGCACCAGACGGGCGGCTTCCGCCTGCACGCCTCGGGCGCGGGCTGGCCCCCGCAGCGCCGCATCGTCGACATGGCCGCAGACGGGGCTGCGCTCGAGTGGGCCGCCATCCTCGAGGGCTGGCTGCTCGAAGGCGCCGCGGCGGCGGAGCTGGTGTCGGCATGACGGTCGACTGGAACCTCTCCTACCTGCCGGACGCCTTCGGGCCGCTCTACATGGGCGGCTCGGTCGAAGTGGCCATGATCCGCACGCTCGAGAGCTGGCTGCCGAGCTACGTCGCCGAGATCAACCGCCAGCTTGGTGCGCCGGTCCTGGTCGTTCCCCAGTCCTACCTCTACCAGCCCACGGAACGACCGATAGCCGCCAAGACCTCTCAGTGCATGGTCATCGTGCCCGGCACCATCGGCGTCCCGGAGCGCAAGGCCAGCGTCGGCGCCACGGGCCAGGGCGCGACCCGGGCCACCTTCGATGCCCGCGTGAGCGTGTTCTTCGGGGGCACGCAGGATTTCAACGAGTCCAGGGCCGTCGGCAACGCCTACGCCGCCGCCGTCACGGGGGCCATCGCCCAGAATCCTTCGCTGGGGGGTTTCGCCGAGATCACCAAGTGGCACGGCTACAACGTCGCGAGCGAAGGGCGGTCCTCGACCTACTGGCGCATGTTCACCATCGTCCGCTTCGGTGTCACGGTCGCCAATGTCATGAGTCCCTTCGGCGGCATCCCGACGCCTTCGGTGCTGGCACCCGCTGCAGAGGGCGAGGTTGAGTACATCGGCATCGCCGTGGAGCAAGAGGCCTCCTGAGTACCTGCTCACTCCCACTTTTCAAAGCCGAACAGGAGATCTTCGTGACCGTCCGCGTCGTCAACACCGTCACCTATGCCGTCTGTCTTGAGGACGGGCGGCATCTTCATCCGGGCGAAGTCGCCGAGATCGCCGACTCGGAGCGCCACCGCGGCCAGATCGCGGAGGGCCAGCTCCGGCTCGTCGCGACCAGTGAACCCGCCGCATTCGTAAAGCCCCCGCCCACGACCCCCCGTCCCGCGGCCCAAAGCCAGGAGGAAGAGAAATGAGCCCAGTCCCCACTGCCCCCGGTGTCTATGTCGACATAGCTGCCGCCGCACCGTCAGCCTCCGCCGCACCGTCGACCGGGACGTGGTTCGTCACCGGTGAGGCTGCGCAGGGTCCCGTCGGCGTCGCCATCCCGATCACATCGATGACCGACTACGCCAACTTCCTCGGGACGCGCTCCGGTTACACGACGCTCTACGACAGCCTGGATGAGTACTTCCACGACGGTGGCGTGCTCGCCTACGTCTCCAGGATCGTCGGCCCCACCCCCGTCAGCGCCACGCTCGTGCTGAAGGACAAGGCTGGCACGCCCCTCAACACCCTGACCGTCACCGCCAACGGCGGCGGCGTGTGGGGCAATGCCTGCACCGTGGCGGTTGCCGCCGGCACACCGGCCAACAGCTACGTCATCACGATCGCCAACCCCGCGACGAGCCAGAGCTGGGTCAGCCCGGCCCTGTTCTCCCCGGCCGATGCGGTGACGTGGGCGACGAACATGGCCGGCAATACGCCGTGGGCGTTCCCCTTCACGATCGTCAACGACGGGTCTGTGACCGTGGCCCCGAACAACAACCCGGCTACCCTCTCGGCCACGGTCCTCGCCACGGGCGCGGACGACCTCGCCGACGTGCTTGAGGCGCAATGGACGGCCGCACTGACGGCTTTCCTCGACAACCTCGGACCTGGCCAGGTCTCCGCACCTGGGCACACCACAGCTGCGGGCTGGGATGCCCTCATCGCTCACGCCGGCGCTCTTGACTCAGCCTCGGGTGCCCTGTTGAACAACCGCTTCGCGCTTTGCGACGACGTCGACACTTCCACGGCGGCCACCGTCGTGACCGCTGTTGGCACCATCGCGAGCGTCGACGGCTCCTACGGCATGTTCCTCGCCCCGTGGGTCATCATCCCCGGCACGGCCGCCACGTCGACGACAGCTTCGCCGGTGGCAGCTACCCGAACCGTGCCCCCGTCGGCCCTCGTAGCGGCCCTCATCGCCTCCAGCGACCAGAACAACAACGCCGGCGTGCCGGCTGCGGGCGACAACGGCATCTCGAGCTACGCCATCGGCGTCACCCAGAACTACGTCGAGTCCGACCGCGGCCTGTTGAACTCGGCTGGCGTCAGCGTCATCCGCAGCATGAACGGGCTCATCAAGCTCTACGGCTACGTCAGCATCTCGACGGATCCACGGTGGCTGCCGGCCAGCTTCGGTCGCATGCGGATGGCGATCACCAACCAGCTCAAGGTAGCCGCCGCGCCGTTCGCCTTCCAGCAGATCGACGGGCAGGGGCACCTGATCAGTGCCTTCAACGGGGCGCTTGCCGGTGTCTGCCAGGACCTCTGGCAGCAGGGAGCCCTGTACGGCACCACGGCCGAGCAGGCCTTCAGCGTGAACACGGGGCCGCAGGTCAACACCCCGACGACACTCGCCGCCTGCCAGCTCCTGGCGACGGTCAGCGTGCGCTTCTCGCCATACGCCGAGTTCACGCTCATCAACGTCGTGCAGTACTCGGTCGCCCAGAACATCCCCGTCTAACTCACCGGAGGCATCCATGAGCTCATCACAGCAGTTCTTAGTACATCTCCACGTCACGCCGGTCTCCCCGAAGGGAGCGGCGGCAATCGACTGCGGCATCTGGGACAAGCTCGACGGAGGCGACGCCACGGCGACGCCCGTGAAGCACCGTCCGGGCGGCTCCAAGACCGAGGTCATCTACCCGAGCCTGCCCATGTTCGGGACGATCACGCTCGAACGCGTCTACGACAACGAGTTCCGCGACGACCAGAACATGATCGGCAAGCTCCGCAGCTTGGCCGGTATGGCGCAGGCCACCGTGACAGAGCAGCCGCTCGACGCGAATATGTCGGCCTTCGGCACGCCGAGGACCTTCCACGGCCTGCTCACCTCGGTCAAAGACGGTGGCGTGGACTCCAACAGCGAGACCGCTCGTCTCTGGCAGGTGGACATCGACGTAACGACCTCTGCTCACTAAGCAGCCAACAACAGCATCAGAAAGGGAGCACGCCCTCATGAGCAACCTCACAGTCCAACCCGTCGAGTCCCTCGTGCCCGACGAGACTGTCAGTACCGACCCCGGCTCCGGCACGTCCGGGGCCGGGCTTTTTCATGCCCAGCCGGCGCCAGCAGCGAGCCCGCTCGCCGACCTGCACGCCAAGCTCGCCTCGATCGTCGACGAACTCTGGATCGACCTCGAAGTGCCCCGTTGGGATGTCCCGCCCCCGCGCGGCCGCGGCATGGGGATGCGGCTCTTCGTCCGCTACAGCCCTGTGTCGCCGTCTCACGCCCAACGAGTGCAGGAGATGTTCCAGAAGCGCAAGATCGACGACTGGGAGATCCAGACCAACGCCCAGGTGCTCGCCGACGCCTGCATAGGCATCTACGCCCAGATTCCGGGCGACGAGACGAAGTACTCGCTTCGCGAAGGCGATCCTTACGGGCGCTGGACGCGCTTTGACCCGGACCTGGCCGCCATGCTCGGACCTGCACTCGTCAAGGGAGCCACGGCCGTCGATGTCGTACGCGCCACCTACTGCACGGACGGGGACGTGACGATTGCCGCCTTGCAGCTCGGCGACTGGTCCGGGCAGGCGAGCAAGGACGCCGAGGCGGATTTTCCAAGGCCCTAAGGGGCCACTACCTGATCGAGAACGCCGCCTGGGTCACCCTCGCGGGCGGTGACCCCATGGCATGGCTGTCCTCCGAGGGCGTCGAGTTGTCGATCCGCTCGGCCATTTATTCCAAGGCCCTGGAGATCGACGGCAAGCGA